AAACTGTATCATCTCTATCTAATTGTTCAACTGTTAAGTCAGATTGATAATCAGCAGGACTGACTAATCCAGTATTGTTTGCATAATCGTTGATACCATTTTGCCACAATTCCATTGCATTTCTTATCATAAAATCTGTGTCATTATAGAAAGTTGTACTCCATGTTTCTGGAGCTGGTCTATCACCAGAGATATATATGTTCCTACCTCTAAATGGTATTGCAATTTCACCTAAAGTTGATGCAGGCAGATTTGATGCAGTTACAAGAAATGAAGTTCTACGAATATCAAGTCCAGTTGCAATGCCTGGGGGTGGAACTACAGTTACCCTATATTGGTTTGCTCTTGCACCACCACCGATTAGATTTGCTTTAAAGTCATCTATGTTTCCCATGATTAGCCTCCTACCTCACTAAACGATACTCCAGTTCGTACTGCAATAAAGTTAAGTGTTATAAAGTTAATAGACCTTGCTGGTTTGATAAAGATGTCTGCAATAAACTCGTTCCTATCAATGACTTCACCAGTATTATTAGTGGCATCACACTTTACACTAAAGTCTGTGATACCTCGTCTACCTTGTATATCTCTCAAGAAAGGTTCTACTAAGTTTCTAAATTGTGCTCTTGTAAATTCATCATTGAACTCAAAGAGTTGAAACTTAGATGCAGTTGCAATTGCTTTTTCAAGAAGTAAAAATAATCGTCTTACGTTAATTCTATCAAATGCACTTGGTTTTGATAATGCAGTCTTATCTCCAAAAAGTACAACTCCTTGGCCTGGAAAGTTAGTTACTGGATTTACTCTTGCTTTGTATAGTTGATCTCTTTCTGCCTTTTTAGGGTTGTAAGATAACTTAACTGCACCTCTAACATTTCCTCTGTTAAATCCAGCAGGAGAAAAGAAACTATCTGCAATAGAGTCTGTAAATGCACAAAGTCCAGCAGTATCTCCGTTCAATGGAACAAATCTATATACATCACTATATTTGTCATACATATATTTGTAACCACTATCGAAAACCATGTAAGATGAACTTGGACAGGTATTGAAACCATCTATAACATTCTTAGTTGCTGTAATAGAATCTGCAATACCAACTGTCGCAGAACGATAAGGAGAAACAAATCCTACACAATCTCTACGAGTTTCACAAAGTGCAGTAATCATTGTTACATGAGTATCCATTCCAGCTTCTGTATCTGCAACAATACTTGAAGAACCACCCATAACTAAATTAACATCAAGTGACTCTGTATCCTCAAACCTATCATATGCAAGTTCAAGTTCTCCAGCAGTAGTTGAATAGTCATCTGTTCCACCAGTTAGTGTATCTACATTAACACCACTTACTAATGTATAGTCTGTTCCAGATGCAATATCTGTTCCCCAGTTAGAACCGGCAGATATATGATCTGTCCAGTAGATAAACTGTGATTTTGCAAATATAACGTCTGAATAGTAATTGTTAGAACCTTGTGCTGTTTTTGCACTTGGGTTCTTTGACATATTTGGAAATATTTCCATTACTCCAGATGTTCTTTGTCCATTAACATTTACAGCAAAACCTGTGATATCACCAACTGTGTCATATACGCAAACATGAAGTTCGTCATTTTCACCACGCAGATTTGCAGTAGACCATGTTGATGTGCCTGGAGGGCCATCAAATAAATCAGAAAATCTCCAACGTCTTGTGATGTATGAGTTATCTGGAATAATTGTTTGTAATCCAGCACCAGCAGGATCATCTAGTAATTTGATTGTTAAAGTTTCAGATGAAACAGCAGTTACCTCATATTCTTGTCCACCAGATTCTACATTTGCATCTGTTGTAAATGCAATAGGTACATCATTTGCAACTGTAATTGCTTTATCAAGTACGACAACTGTTTGTGAGGTAACAGTTGCAACTTTAACAACTACACCACCATCTGATATTCCAGCACCAACTATTCGTTGTCCAACTGCAAGTGTACCAGATACGTTATCAACTGTCAAAGTTTTAGAAGCAACTGTGATTGCACCATTTGAAACACCAGTTACAGAATTATTTGTTTGGAAAGAAATAATATCACCAACTGCGATTACAGCGTTTGATGCATCTTGGTCATCTACTGTAATTGATAAGTCACCAACTGCACCAGCACCATTTACTAAGTTTAGTGTACCTAATGGTTGTTCAAATGCTCTAGCGCCTGGACATATATCAACACCAATTCCGTTACCATGTGTTCCAGCAGTTCTTGCAGTCCACTCTCCATGAGAACCTTGTCCGTCTTGAAATGCTGTTTGATAGTGGTCATCATCTCTAATTAATATACCAGAGTTTGCACCAGCATTTACTATGCCACTTTCTGCTCTTACTACTTTTAAATTATCTGCATACTGTAAAAAGTTTGCAGCAGTAAAAAATGTTTCAAACTGATTACCAGTTGTTTGTGGTTTACCGAATGTTCTTAACAGTTCTTCTTCAGACGTAATTGTTACTATTGAAGAAACTGGGCCTTTCTGAAATGCGCCTGCAATTGCACCAATAGAGGTTGCAACGGCTGGAACGACATTTGTTAAATCTATTTCTCTGACATGAACGCCAGGTGAGACTAAAAATGACATGATTTTTGCTCCTTAATTTGAGAGTTTACTCTTATTTCCTAGTATTTATAAAAATCAAGTTTCTAAAAACTGTGTTTTATATGTTCCGAAACTTATAAATACTCTTATGACAACACATTATGAAAAATATAAAGAAACAATTAAAAAGGTAGCTCGTAGAAACTATCGAAAACGAGTTACATGGTTAAACAATCGTCTTGCTGATGAATGTTGTGTTCATTGTGGTGAGAGTGAAACAATATGTCTTAAACTCTATCCCCATGATGTAGAAATTCGTAAACAAGCAAAACGAGTTGGAACTAGTGATGAAAGTAGAAAAGAAGTTCACAGACTTATGAATGAATGTAAAGTTGTTTGTTCTAATTGTTGGATAAAACTTGACAACGACTTGATTGAATTTCTTTAATAATACTCTCTCTTTGTTCTTCTGTATATTTAGTCCAATTAGTTATTTCATCAGATGTTCTATAACACCCAATGCATATACTATCTATAAGTTTGCAGATTTGTACACAAGGACTTTTCATTACCAATCAGTATCATACTGTCTTACTATTGGACTCCATCTTGTACCATATTCATCAACAGCCTCACCTATATTTTCATCTTCTAAACCATTAATGACAAAACCAAAAGGAGCCATGTCTTGTTCTAGTTGGTCTTGATTTTCTTTATACATCTGTTCTCTTATATCATTGTTTGTAAGTTCTTTAAAATATGTTTGATCTGTACACCAACCAAAAATAAATAGACACGCAACCATATCATCATTACAACCATCATCTGCTTCGTGTGATGACCCTTTGACAATAAATGTAGATAGTTCATTGATTGTATCAAAGTCTTCTACAATAAGTTTATTATCTTCTACTAACTGTTTTAAATTAGAACAACCTATCTTCTTAACTGCTTTTGTTGTTCGTACACCCAACTGAGCTCTACCACCAGAAAATCCACCACCTAGAACTTGACCAGCACGACCTCTCATAGATGCCATTATCATATTGTCATATTCCATATCATACTGCATTGAATTTGCGACTTGTTCTCCAATATCATTGACTTCTACTAAAACAAATGCAGTATTATATGCTTTTGCAATTTGATGTATTCTTTGTGGAAAGAGTAAAGGTTTTATTTCATTATCTCTAAACTTTGCAACCATACGATAAGGAACTGAAGTAACATCAAATACAATAAATGCAGAATAATCATTTGATGTTCCCCTAGATACATCAGCAGTTAATAGATATGTATGTTCTTTTTGTGGTTGTTCATATATATCAACACCAGCACTAGATTGTATTGGTGTTCTATATGTCAATCGTCTTAGTGTTGATGGAGATATCAAAGTATCTATAGAACCTAGAAACTCACACTCAAATTCTGTATTGAATTGTGATTCACTTGTGTTTGCAATAGTTTCTTTCTTCCATTTCTCATCACGGCCAGGTACTTCTGACCAATGAACCTCAATAGGAATATAACTATTTCGTTTTTCTTCTGCATCTGTCCAAATTTTGTAGAACATATTCATACCATGTGGGGTACTTACTATCATAACTTTTGTAGTTTTACCAGAAGAAATCGTAGGATACACAGAACTAAAAAATTGTTCTGCAACATTTGATGGTACATATGCAAACTCGTCTAAGAATATGATGTTGTAACTTCCACCTCTCACAGCACTCGCAGAGGTCGAGGAAGCGAGTATTTTAGACCCATTCTCTAGTTCCAGAGAACCTTTATTCCAAGACATAACTCCTTGTTGCAACCAATGAGGGAGATGTTCATATGCAAGTTGTAGTCTTCCTAACAAATCTCTTGCAGTCGCAGCCTTGTTTGCAAGTATAGCAATGTTTACACTAGGATTAAATAATGCATAGTGTAATAAATAAGATATCATAACAGTAGATTTACCAGACTGTCTGGGTAGTTTACAAATAGTAAAACGATTATTGTGAAACGTACCAACCATTTCTTTTTGAAAAGGGTACATCTTAAAAGGTATTAAACCTTCATCAAGTGATACAATTCTTACATAACTCTGTATGAAGTACAGAGGGTCTTCCATACATCTCTTGTATTCAAATAGTTGTTTCTTAGTCCATTCTTGTTGAACATTTGCTCGTTTAAGATTAGGATTTCCAAGATATGTAGCATCAGCCATCTTCTTTGCCTTTTAGCATTTTTTGTAATTCAGCAGTCGAACCAACAAACAATGCATTAGTAACATTCTTGGGTGCAGAATTAGGAACTTCTTTAAGTTTTCGCATTTTCTCTTGTAAGTCACCTAACTTCTCCGTAACCTCAGCTACTTGTTTAATGAGATTTCCAGCGACTTCATATGCTCTTGGGTGTTCACCCTCTTTTGCAAGTTCTAAAATACCATCAATAGCATCTTGACCTCTCTCTACAAGTCCATAGAAATTTTCTCGTTGGTATTTATAATCATTCTCTATATCGTCTTCATTACTTTTGACAACTTTTTTAGGAACAACAATATTATTTTGTTGAATCGCAGTTTCTACTGGATCAAATACACCAAGAGCTTTATCTATATCTGAAAATGGGTCTTTCATAACTAACCTTTTTTAACATCTGATCCACTAGTTGTATCAAAGTTCTTTGCATCTTGAAAGAAAGAACTAGTTTCACTAAATCCAAAATCATCATCTGCATCTGCACTAACAGGATTTGGTGTAACAGAATATCTTTGTTCTCTTGTTGGTGTAACTGCTGGTAAGTCTGTATACTGATCGACTTGTACAGTTTTGATAACACTTGATGAAGTAACTGGGCCGTATAGATAAAACTTTGTAGTGAAACCCATAGTATAGATTATTGCTCTACGACTTTCAAAATCTCCTTGATAGTTATCTTCATAACTCACATCATTAAGAATAATAGGTACATCTCTTTTGATACCCATATCTGCCATGTCGTTAAGTGTAAGTGTATAGTCTGGTTGAAAGAATGGTAGTATCTGTTCTACTATCTGTAACGCATCATCAGAGTTCTTCGCCATTGCGTACAGAGTAATATCCATGTTATATGGAACAGGCATAAACTGTGTGTCCAGTTTATTTGCATTTGAACTGGAACTTTTTACTTTCTTAAATTTTTGTACACGATTTAGTTTACGAGTTGCATCATATGTCAATGATCCAATTTCAAAACCAAGTCTAGGTAGAGTAATCGCAACTGCACTTGCAAGTGATGGGTCTGTGTCTAAACGAGTTAACCATTTTTGTTTAGGCCCATATGCAAGTGGTACTTTCATTGATTGTGTAATTGTTCCGTTGTTATCTTTACGAACAATGTTAATATTGTTAAACATAGTTCCAAACGCAACTATTACGTTTCTAACTGTTTCGTGGTAAAATTGTTGTCCTAACATTATGTGGCACTCCCTACATCACCAAATGGATTTGATTCAGAAAAGTCTAATACTGTATCGTCAAGTTGGTCAAATAATTCATTTTGTGAAGTCTTATCTGTATCATAATCACCTATTATATAGTCTTCTGTAATTATGAAAGATGCACTACCAGTATCAGCTGCATTTTCTAACTGGATAGAACCGACTTCATTTTCTAGTGAAATTTGATATGCTCTAGAGTCAGTAGTTAAGTCACCCTCGATTGCATCAATAGTTGCAATACCTGTGTCAATAATCTCTGAAGCATACTCAAACTGCTTACATCTTAGTTTATATACTGGGTTGTTGTCCAGTTGATAAAAAGGTTCGTCATGGTCTACAAAGTTAATCTCAAACATCTTTTCAAAGATAGGGTGATAAACTAAATCTCCCTCTTGTGGTCTGTCTGCATCTGTAGTTGCTATATCTTGTAATATATAAAAGTTTCCAGTAAGTGTACTAACTGTGGAAAAATTATCAGTCTGATCTATACTTCCATCTTCTAATGCAATAGAACCCTCGCCTTCTTCTAAATTGATTTGACTATCCATTTCTTGAAATCGTTCTTTGGAAACTACGAAAGTAATCTCATTACGATTTTCTAAACCGAACTGTGATATGATTTCTTTATCACCACCGAAACTTTCTGAATCTTCTACATACATTTCGATTGGTTCTGCATTTGTGTATTTGGATAGTGCATCTTCACCCAGAACATTATCAAGAGCCACAGTTTCACGATTGACATAATATACATCATGTCCATAAATCTGAATTGCTTCTTTGATTAGATTCTGATATAAACTTCTCTCCGTTGTGAGAGAGTGAAGATTATTTGTATGAAATGCACTATTGACAGCCATTTAC